GTACGTTTGCGGACGAGAAAAGCGTTATGTTTGACATGTGCGGTTCCTTATTCGATTTCACCAGTTTTATAAAAAGTTTTGTATTCATCTGGATTGCCTTTTTCAAAGACAACGGCAATGACTTCGCCAGTTAACGGCGTTGTGATGTACTTGACTTTGAATTCGTACGGATTTTCAAGCGTGCGCCATACAGCAATTGCTTCAGCCTCTGTTTTGAATCCTTCTTGCATGCCCGAAACAATCGGGTGGTGTTCTAGTGGGTGTGTGTTCATGATTATTTATTTGGTTGGTTTGGTTATACGAATTTCAAACTCGGTGTTTGAATTCAATCCCGGAGGTACAACCCCCGGATTCTCTTCAAGAAAGGTAGCCATGTTGGTTTGAGCGATGCGCTTCTCCAGCAGATCGACTACGCCGTGCTCAAGGATGAACTCCTTGAACGACGACCAGTCCTGCGTGTTGTAACGCGTCTTCGTCATCATGGATACCGTCCCAAAGGGACTCTTTACAGATGAGACACCGAGTGCCTTCATCTGATCTTTGATAGCGAACTTGATTTCATCTTGTTGCGCTTTGAGTAACTCCACCTTGGTGTCGTACTCTTGTGTCAGCGTGTCGATCTCCAGCTTCATCTTGCGGTAGACCTTCACCAATTTATCGAATGGAACTTGTTCTTCAGTCACTTTACTTCTCCTGTTTTTGTTTGTCTAAGGTTGGACAGTGTACACAGTAAATTCGGGTTTGCAACTCCTTTCAAGAATTTATTTCTATCTCAAACATCTGGGTCAAAAGTAAGTTATCGCTCACTTTCCCTTCCAGTGCTTTGAACATTTTCTTTTCAATCGGTGAGCCTTGAATGTGAATAACAGTAACTTTGTCTGAGTTCTGCCCCTTGCGGTCAGCCCGTGCTATGCACTGGATGTACTGCTCCACGCTCATCAGCGGCCCAAAGAACACCACGGTGTCGGCAGCAGTCAGGGTAATCCCGTGTGCTGTTGCTTGTGGCTGCATCACCAGCACCCTCGGCTCAGGCTCATGCTGGAACCTGTGAATGATGTCAGCGCGTTTGTTTGCGGCTACGCCGCCATGTATGCACTCGTTGGGTATGTTCTTCTTTGTCAGGTGCGTTTGTATGGTGTCAATGCTGGAACGGAACAACGCAAAGATGATGACCTTGCGATTTGTTTCATCCAGTATTTCTTCCAGCACACCAAGCCGTGGGCCAGCATCGAACTCGATAACCTCTTTGTCATCTGTGTACACAGCGCCGCAACTGATCTGCAAGAGCTTACTCACACCAGCGGCAGCGTTGACTGCGCTGATCGTCTCACCTGCGGCTTGCACCAGCATGCGGTCTTTCAAGAGGGTGTAGTACTTGGTTTGTTGTGGTGTCAGCGGTACTTCGCGGGTTGTGGTCAGCACGGGCGGCAAGTCAAGGCACTGCGCTTTGGTAAATCTGATTGCTGGTTGCAGTGCTTCGTGTACCAGATCGGCTGCGTTGGCTTTCGGTGCCCACTTGTACAGCGTGATCTTGTTCATCACTCTGTCGCGCCATGACGTGTAGAAGTTCGGTACACCTTCAGGGTTCACGATCTTGGCCAAGCCATACGCATCTGCTGGCGACTGCGATGCTGGAGTACCTGTCATCATCCATACGTGAGTGCTTGGTTTGATGATTGACTTCAGTGCCTTCCATCTTTTGGTTGTCACCGTCTTGTATGCGTTGGCCTCATCCACGATCACCAGATCAAAGCGACCATCAGCGTTGATCTCCTCGGCTATCAGGTTCAGTCCTTCGTAGTTGGCGATGACGAACTCGTAGTCTTGCTGGATCATCTCTATACGCCGACTAGCTTGGGTGTGGTGCGCGACGATGGCAGAACGATGGATGATGCTGTTGCTCAGGTCAGCCAGCCATGCAGACTGCATGATGGATAGTGGGCACAAGATCAAGACACGGCGTACATGTTTAATGCTTATCAGGTAGTCAGCAGCCCACAGTGCAGCAAGCGTCTTACCTGTGCCGGGTTCGGAGAACACAAACGCTTTGCGGTGCATCGTCAAGAACGCTGCCGTCTCGATCTGATGCTGCATAGGCTTGTATCTGCCCGGCCACTTGTAGCGCCGTGTGATCGGTGAGGGAACGTCCTTCACCCCGAGGTTGCGTAGTACCCTGCATTCGTCCAGTCCCCAGTAGACAGCGACATCGTACCCACCGTCATCGCGCTCAATGACTTTGTGTTTTGGAATGATGCTGTACTTATCTGGGTTTCTGGTTCTGAATATTAGTGCCTTGTCTTCAAGGATTTCCAAGATGCTTCTCCGTTTGTTTTATTTGTTGTCGCCTTGATTGGCTTTCTTTGCACGCAGTCTTAAGTTGCCTGTCGTTGACTTGCCGCCTTTGCGAAGCGGGGTGATGTGGTCAATATCTTTACCGCTTCGGTCAACACCTTTAGCGTCATACGCTTTACGTGCACGCTGGCGCTCTGATTGATCTGAGCCGGGGCCGGACTTGCCGGTCTGCAAGTCACGTTTGTATTCTTTCTTATAGTCTCTCTTTGTTGCCATGATTCACTCCTAAAAATTTCTGTTCTTTGATTGCTCCGTTTTCAGGAGCCACTTACAGTTACTTGGTGTGTAACCTTTGTTGTTGTTTATGCGTTCGATTGAACCTTTATCAAACGGGCACTCCCCCATATCCGCCAAAAAGTTTTCAAACTTTTCCCACCGCTTGCACACCGTTATACCTCTACCACCATAACGATGGTAGCGTGGGTGCTTTTCATACGTACAGCGTTTTTTCATTGCTGTCCAAACACTAAACTCAAACGTATTTGTTTTTCCATGCGTAGTAGCACGCGCTGCTGCTTGTTCATTACGGTAGCACCCACAACTTACCGCACCGCCTTTTGTTAGCTGATCCGTGCGAACCGTTTTAGCATTTCCACAATCGCAAACAACGCCCCATCTTGCAGCGCCGTGCTTAGTATTCTCGGTTCTGTGCGTAACAAGTAAACGCCCAAAGCGTTGGTTTAAAAGGTCTGTTGCAGTTCTCATCTGTGCTTCCCGTTAAATTCGCATGTTATCACGGGACAGTGTGCTCTGCATAAACCGGAGGACTTGGGGTTCCACACACCTGTATCAAAGCACTGCTCTAACTTAGCCACGCGCTCGCGGTACTTCCACCACTCAGCATCGGCATCGTCCAGCGCCATGCTGGACTTAACCATATCATTCTTAACCACGAACAGCAACGCTGACTTGACCCTGCGGATGTGTGGGAAGTGCTTGAACACCATCAGCGACATCAGTTTTAACTGGTCAAGGTCAGGGTAGCGGTTGTTGCCTGTCTTGTAGTCCACGACAGTGGCGGTCAGGTTGTCGTCATCAATGATGAGTAAGTCGGCAATGCCGCGCGCCCACCTGCTCTTATCGTTGAACTCACACGGCTGCAAGTTAGGCGTGATGCCCATCTCGTACTCGCACAGCTTTCTGCCCGGCTTGGCCAGCAACGCATCAAGAACTTCCTGTGCGTAGGAGAACTGTTTTGGCAACGGCGTGCCGTCACGTATGTACAGTTCAGCAGCGGTGTGAAACTCCTTGCCGTAATGTGTAGCCTCAGTTTCTTGAAACGGGTATTTGTTAAGCACCTTGACCTCGTGATACCTGCGTGGGCATCCTTCAAAGTCTTTCAGTGCGCTGTGACTCCACGTTACTGCTTTCATTTGTAGTCCTTTATAAGCCCTAGCTTTCTTTTGATTCGATACTTGAGCATCGACCACCAACTCTTTGACATTGCATCTGCGCGGCGTTGTGCTGCCACAAGTTCTGCCATAGTCTCGGTGTGCAGCATAGCCAGTCGCTCGTATGCCATTTGCATTTGTTTTTCATCCATCAGAACCTCGCAGACTTGATTGCTTGTGATAAACGCTTTGAGAACTCAACGACAAACTTCTCGTTGGCATTAAGTCTGTTCTCACCCATATCGTGCAGGATGGCATGCGTTACTTCATGCCAGAAGTTTTCCTGCACCTTGTCGTCATCGAACTGCTTACCTG